AGCCTATCAACCTGGTCAATAGGCATTTGAGTGATATTTGCAAACCGGGCCATGCTCATAGTAACCTGTTCAATGTCAAGGTTTGTAGTTTCACCCAATAATGCAACTATTTTAGTGAATTTTTCTATATTATCAGTTCCTTTAACTCCTAACTGCCCGGCAAGTTCGCCAATTTTTGCCATATTGTCAGCCAGCAGGGGAATACCGCTAGTACCGGTTACCATGCCACGGAAGGATTTTTCTAACTGTTCAAATTGCTTTTCCGTAGCGTCTACAGTTTTCCGTACTCCGGCAAAAGCACCTTCAAACTGAATCCCTGCGCTCAAAGCTGCCTTGCCCATTAATACTAAAGGTGCGGTCACTGAAGCGGTTAAGGCTGTGCCACCAAACATTAGGTTCATCTGTGCGTGCATATCAGTCAACTTGCCTACAAAGCCCTGTACTTCTTTCCCGGCATGATGGGCGTGCTTACCCATATTTTCTGTACTCTTTTTAAACTGCTTTTCAGCATCATTCATATATTGCATCCATGCTTCGGTCGAAGCATCTATTTCTTTTACTGTCTTTCCTGTTTGTTGGGCAGTTTTCTTCAGTACTTTACTGGCTTCATCACGGGCTTTTAAAATAATTTCGATGATATTTTTCACAGGCGCACCTCCTCCCGTTGGCAAAAATAGGCAGGATTTTCTGGCAACTCAAACGAATATACTCTAATTAATACATTTTTCATGGAGGTGATTGGTAATGACAGACAACTGGGCACCGTGTCCCAGGTGTAAATCAAACAGGGTACAAAAAAGCAGCAAGTGGGTTAATGCCCTTGCCGCTTTTGGTACGGGAAGTATTTTCTTTTGGATAGGTTTTTTGTTACCTTTTCTCTGGATAGCGGTGCCGATAATGTTTATTCTCGGTTTCCTGGTGCTGTTTGGTAGCAGTAAATGGCTGTGTAAAGACTGCGGCTATTCATGGAAGGTTGAAAAAACTACATCCAGTGCTGCCGGCTCGGGTCAATCGCATTCTTCTGACTGAGAGCCTCTATAATAATTAAAAACGCCTCAATAATCTTATTAGGCTGCTGCATTATGCCTCCCTCATAGGGTAACTGCCCCAGCGTTTTACACAAAATAAAAAGCTCAAGCATCGGCGGTGCCATCCTGTACGGGTCGGGATTAAGCACCGCCACTCTTAGTTTTTTACTTCAGTATCGCTTACGCTGTTAAGCTCGTCAATGGCCTTAAGTATCTTGTTGTAAAACGCATCAGGCAACCGTTTAATGTTCTCAACAGTTACTGGTTCCTTCTCCGACCATTCTTTGATTGATGCCTTTACTTTTTCATACTCTATTTCCTGAATTTTATTCAAGAGAGCAGGGTCAATATTTGATGTATCCATATCAAATGCGCCGCCGACTTTCACGTGTATTTTGGTTCCCTTGGCAATCTCCAGTATCTTCTGTCGTTCAACTACAATGTAACCACGGGAAAGAGGCTGCAGTTGCACCCAATCGCTTTCGGTTAAATCAACTTTTTTTCCAGGTTGTTGTTCAACAAATAATCCCATCTTGAAATCCCCTTTCGTATTATTATGCCATTTTTAAAATAACCAAACTAGAAAGCCCCAGCACCTGGCCGGGGCTTATTTTAGTACGTAGCCCTGCCATTAGTCAACACTGCCTGCAGCGCATATCCGGAAGCCGCATCCAACTTGGCCTTACCAGTCACAGCAACCGTCAACCGGTCAGCCCCACCCACATTAATCGGCGCCGCCTTGTACTCAACCTGCGGCAGAGCAATCTGTAAACTGTTAGTGCCGCTGGTGAAAGTAAAGTCAAACGCCGTCTTGTCCTGGTTTATAAACCGGTTATACTCCGTCAAATCCCTGGCATCAAAAGTAAAACTTGTCTCAATCACCCGGTAACCATTGCGACGGATAGCACTAATCTGCTTAGTGTTGTTTAAAGTCGGGATGCCGACCAGGTTATTATTGATAGTCAGCGTTACCCCTTCAAGCCCCGCCAGTGCGGCCAAGGGGTTACCCGCCTGCACGACCAGCTCATCCCAGGTAAACGGCTTGTTTGTCTCCATGGCCGGGGTAGTTGCGGCTATGAGTGTGCCCTCTTTGCCAATGATAGTGGCCTGAGCACGCATAATCTTCTGGTCAGTGCCAAACTGCAGCTGAAGCTGGTTGACCACGCAGCCGGCGTACTGGAAGGCCTGTTCCATATCCCGGTGTACTTCCAGAGTCAACGGCGGCAGTGCACAGTCAGCGGAAAACTTGGCGTTTGTCGGGGTAAAGGTATGTGTGTACGGTCCGACACCGGTAGTAGTCGGTGCGCCTAAAGCGGCCATCAGTAATAGCCCTACGGTCTCCGGCTGTACCTCAACAGTGACGGGACCTTCTACGGTCTCCAGTCCTTCAAAGCTCTCCGGTTCATCCCACACGCCCCGTTTAGCCTCACTGACTATCTCTTCTTTGTTTACAACTATCCCCTCAGAGACCATTTTAAGATAGTCAGCGGCCGCAACAGCCGTGCCCCAGGTAACTTCTTTCGCAATACCTAAATGTGCAAGTGCTCCAACGCCCATTACTTATCCTCTCCTTTCACCTTTTTGAAAAGGCCTGTTTTGAAAAGCTTTTCATTATACTCCACCGGTTTATCCGGGTAAAAAACACCCACACCCGGGATTTCCCGGGGTGTTTCAGTCTTGATAACCATCTTATCGGGTTGTTTTTTGGTGGCCATGGTATCCCTCCTTATTTTTGAATATCATTACCGATCCCGTTAAAGTCTTTAATAATATCATCCTCATACTGCTTTAAAGTTGGTGCCATAAAGGGCTGTGTTCTCGGTTTCATCCATACGCCGCTTGTGCTAACTTTTTTGCCATGTGCCGCGAACCAACGTTTTAGCCCTGGCGCTGTCTTGAAAGTAACAAAATGTCGTTTAACTGGAAATTCAATAAATTTTCCGTAAAACGCTTTCGGTTTTAATGTACCTGTTATTTCATGCTTATTACTCTCTACCTGGTATGCGATACTTTTCCTTAACTTTCCCGTAAAACGTGGAGCTTTATCTTTAGATGCAGCCTTCATCCGCTGCATCCATTTGTGTACTTTATTTTTTATTTCAGCCTGGGTTTCCTTGCTCATCTGATGCAACTCTTGACTGGCAGCATCTTTAATATCAATATTCAGCTGCATGTGCGTCACCCCTCGTAAACAGTTGCTGAAAAATTAAGTTCTGCGATAATCTGAGGATTTAATTTATCATCAAAAACTCCGATTGAACCACCGTTAATACTGCTGTACAGACATGTACCGCCAAGTTTTCTGTCAGTTTTCAATGCGCTAATAACTTTCGTTATTAATGCTTTTATCTCATCCTGTGCTTTTTTAGCATCTTGAAGTTTAACATATACCCTTATTGCCCATTTATGGGTGACATAGCTAGTATTGGGGCTTGACTCATCTTCTTGATTAAAGCCAACATAAAACATGCTTCCGGCTGGTAGTACGCTAATTTCAAGCGGCTCATGGTCATATACTTTCTTTAGTTCATTTATAGTTTCTAATGCGTTTACTATTTGAGCTTCTATCAAAGAAAGGTCGGCAGACACCTATACCACCAACTTTCTATATGCGTCTAATAATACTCTTGCATGTGGCGGCATTGCTCTTGGCCTCATCACAACTCCGCCTTCACCAAACACTGTACTAAAGTTGGCCGGGCCAGTTTTATGATAGTACTCAACTAGCAAGACACAAGCCATATCAAGATCTTCTGGGATAGGGTCATATCCTCCGATATATTGAATCTCCAATGGGCCTTTTTGTTCGGATGTCAGAGCAATATAACTGTCGCGATTTGTGTAATCGGTGTTGACGATAAGGTCGTTTCCGTCATTATCACGAATATAATTTATCGCGGTAATGGGAAATGTCTCAGGAAAGAGGTTTTTCATTGGTCCATAATGGGTCTCAGTGAGCGTTGAGCTTTTTAACTTACGCTTACAGTAATTTTCAATGGCTATTGTTGCCGTGTTAATTAGCCTTGTCAAATGGTCATCCTGTGTGGTATCAGCTACATCAATATTGAGTTGATCTTTTACGTTCCCAAGGGTTGTAAGAGCTCTTGTATGCAGCGTTGCCA